GCTTGGCTTCTTGACGGCATGGAAGATCGCCAGATTGAAGACGAGCGTTTCGGATATTTTTAATGGGGCATCATGCCCCGCCAGCCAAAGGAGAACAGCCATGATTACCATCCACCAAATCCGCCTGACCGACGAAGGAGTGCGCGACTTCAATCGGGGTATGAGCATCCCCAGCATTGAGGCAAAGCACAAGCTGATGCTGAACGCCGGTAAAAACTGGAAGCCCGAGTATTGGGGCTTCTATACCGCCTGCTATGAGGTGGACACCGATGATCTGGAACGCGCCTTTGAGGTGACAAACCTATGGAATGCCAACAGCATCGTCACCGCCCTTGGACAGCGTAACGCCAGTTCATCCGTGGGCGACATATTTGAACGTGACGGCCACTTCTTCATCGTGGATAGCTTCGGGTTCAAGGAAGTGGAGGTGTCGCTATGAACGCTAATTATCACGCCGACATTGCCCGCTTCGCGGCGGGCAAGATGCGCGAGGCGCGGAAAGATTGCGATGTGCGCGAATACGACCACTGGTATCTGACGCAGATCAAAGCGCGCAATGCGCTGCGGGCGAAGGGCTGGACTGAGCAAATGCTCGCTAGTCTCTGTCAGCCCGACGATAGGTCATAGCGCAGCGACAGTTAATGATGTTCCCCGGACTGCCATCAGGGTGGCCGGGGAATAGCAATGGCTCCGTGCCGCCCGTGATGGTGGGAACGTCAAACGCCTGTTCCAGAGCCACGGTCTGACCGTCCATGACTAAGTGGTCGTATGAATCCCCGTCAATGAGACTGCGAGTGCGATCGTCCTCAACGGATGACCAGCTTTTGACCAGTGGGCGGGTGGATTGCCGCGCCATATTTAGTGAGCCGTATTGACTAGCTGAGTGCGCCTCTGTGCGGGCAATGACAGCAGCGCGCACCTTGCTAAACTGAGGCACCGCCTCACGCAGACGGCGGGCGATGGCATCCGTGCCGATGCCTTCATCATTCGCCATGCTTATGATGCGCTGTATCTGCTTGCGGGTGGTCTCGGTGATTAGCTGCACCTTCTGCGCGCCGAACAGGTCGATGAAAAGATTAACGAAGGTGGTGAACAGTTCGTCCATCGTCTGCTTGGTCTCAAGGTGCAGGTAGCAGTCCTTGAGACCGTCCCGCACTGACATAGCGCCAGACCGGATGGACTCGCTGTAAACGTCCCGCAGAACGTCCCGGACGCGATCATCAGCATCACGGGGCAGGCCGGGAACGCCTGTGCGCTCGTAGTTCTTGATGGCTTCGCGCATGAGGTAACTCAGCGTGCGCTCTATCTTCGGGCGCGCGTTGTCCTCAAGCCTTTGAAGGTCAGCCACCGTATGCCACCTTGTAAAGCAGTTCTAACGGGTCGCCGTCTTTGCTTTCGCTTTCAAGTTCGTTGTACCGCGCCTTGTACCAGTCACGGCCAGCAGCGCCGCCCCAGAGCATCGCAGAGGCATAAGCCGGGCTGTCCTTCGGCCCGCTGAGAAACCGCTCATTGCGGCCCCAGAAGCGGTTGGCCTTGCGCACCCATTCCTCTGACACGCTGCCACCGCCAACGATCTTGCGCGCCATGCGGATGGTGGTGGCCTCCATGCCATCGCCCGTCAGCCCCTCTGCGTGCATCTCAAGGCCGCGCCTGTAATTGCTGACCACATCGCTAGGCGGCTTAAACGACTTCTTAACCTCTAGGGACTTCTGCTCCATCATGGGCGCTAAGAGCGGGGTGTATTCGCCCTCACCCTCTGCCGGGAAGCCCATCATCACCCGGCTTTCCTCGCGCGTCAAAACACCCTTTTCAAAGGCCAGCACCGCCCGTTCAAACATGCGCTGGCGGTTGCCTTCCAGCGCTGAGATGCTGTCCAGATCAAGTCGAAACTCAAGTCCCTCGCCGTAGCGCGGCAGAAGCCACATTGAAAACGCGCCTATGAATTCTTCCATGAGCGGGATAACGGTGTCCGTGTAGAGGCGTTCCTTTGCCTGCTCCAAGTTGTTAAAGGTGGAGGCATCGTTATCAATGAGCGGCAGTGGCACGCCGAAGGCGCTGGCGACATACTTCGCCGTTTCCTTCATGGTGTTAGTGAAGTCCATGTCGCGCGGTGACTTAGACAGTTCTACAAACTCCGCATCATCCGCCAGCATCGGTATTTCGCCAGCGTTAGCAGAGCCTGCCATTGCGGCTTTAAAATACTCCCGCATCCGCTGGACGGTCTCGCCAGCAGGGTAGCCGCCCTTAAAGCGAACAAGCCCGCTAGGACGGGCGCTGTTCTTGAGTAGGCTGTAGTTCCATTGCGAGCCTGCGTTGTGGGTGTCCGCTGACAATGAAGCGGCCATGAGTGGTGATTGGCCCCGCCAGTAATTGTCGGGGTTGTAAGTCTTGAGGTAAAAAACCTCGCTGTCGCCCGTGAGTGGGTCAACCTGAAAGTATTTTTCAGACTTGCCGCGCTTGTGGCAATAGGCGCTAGGCAAACCGTGCGGCCCCGGCTTCACCTCCATATCAATCGGATTAAGCGGCCATAGTTCTGCAAACTGCCCATCCGGCGCGCCGACAGCGAACGTCTCGCCGAACAGCAGGCGGTTGACCATCATTTCTGACAGCCACTGGTCATAAGCCTGCCACGGGTTCGGGCGGTTAAGCAGGTCCAGCGCCGGGTGCTGTTCTATTAGGTCGGCGCCCTGATACAGTTCAATGCTGATCGCCTTGCACGCCTCGACTATCTCTCGGATAGCGCGATAGACAATGACGTTGTGCTGATAGCCCTCGCGGATATAGCTTCGCCTGTCATTGCTGCCAGTCCATTGCACTGACGAACCGATTAGGAACGCTGCGCCTGCCGGATGCTGTTTTCTTTCGGTGCGCTTGTTGTCGCGTGAGAAGGGCCAGACCATCAAAGCACTCCGAATACTGTTTCGCTTGCTCCGCCGATCATAGGCTGTAACGCATACCTCAAAGCGTCGATGTAGTGGTTATTCGCATCAACGATCTTTGGCATGACGTCCCCGGATAGGCGGTCTCTTTTGTACGAATAAAGCCGGAACTCGCGCGCGGTCTCCGGACAGTCGGGGTGAATGATAACACGGTCTAGTGATTTGATAAAGGCCACGCCATCTTCGACAGACCCCGCCCATTTCTTGACGGACTTTATTGATGACAACCCATGTCGCTGCAAATAGCTGATGCTTTCAGGTCGCGCGCTATCGGCGCGAACCGCGTGCATCGAAATGATGGGCATTCTGCCAATAATGAATGCGGGCGTGTCATCCAACTCAAGGCCGACCCTGCCAGCTTCCCGGCGGATATAAAGCCGATCATTGTTGATGTAGCATTCCACGGCGGCTGTCGGGTCTTGAGCGAAACCAAAGTCCAAACCGAAATATGGTCCATCCCATATTGTTTGAGGTTCAAATTCTGAGATTTCAAATTTGCCGCCAAACACCTGCGCATCGCTGTTTTGAAGGTAAGCCCCCTCCCAAATATGAGCATATGTCGCTGAGTCTAGTCGTTGTTGCTCGCGCTTGCGAAGCCTGTCCAGACCATCCGGAAAAAAAGGATTGTCGCTCCAATTTATTTCGGAAATCAATACATCGGCAGGCGGCGTTTTGCGAAACCTTTTGTCCACGGGCGAAGCATCGCTGCGCGGGTTCCATATTGCCCACAGTTCCGATTTTTCCTTTCGAAAAACTGTTGCCTCAAGAGCAAGCCAGCTTTCCTCAGGCACATCCTCGGCTTCCTCGACAATCGTTAAATCAATGCCCGCAAGCGATTTAATGCTAGACGTGTTGTGCCGCAGGCCGCGAAAGATAAACTCGGTGCCGTTCTTTCCGCGCAGATAATCAACGCCAACATCGTAGTGCGCAGCCAACCACGGAGTCCGTTCAATCGCGTCTTTCAATTCTCTATGAAAGCTGTCCTTAATGCTGACCTGCAACTCGCGAGTGCAAAGAATGCGCAGCGGTTCCCTATAGCCCCAGTACGCCGCCATCATTGCTGCTGACTGAGACTTGCCAGAACCACGACCGCCATAAAGCGCACGATATTGAGCCGCGCCACGATCTGGCGCAAACACCTCAAGCACCCTATCGGGAAGGTTAATCGTCGCTTGCGCCATCGGGCTTCACGCCGCGCAAGATAACCGTCTTAGGCGGCGTCATGCTGCCATCGCTGCTGGTGTGGTCTTGTTCCACCTTGTCCTTTTGGTCGAGCATATTCTTGCCCAACCAAACAAGCATGGTCGGGTTGCCAGCCTCTGCCGCCTTCCACTGCATTCGACGCAGCGATGCTTTACCTTCGCCGCTGTGCTTTTTATATAGGTCCGCAAAGTTTTTCACGCCTTCTATGCCGCGCTCTGCAATCCTGCGTCCAAGGGTATCTTGGCTCATACCTAAGATGCTGCATATTTCTTCCGCCGTGCATTGGATGCGTATCATGGCGACAAGCTGTTCAAACTGCTTTTCGGTCATAGGTTTCATCGGCCCCTTGGGTCCTGTCTTTGCCATTATTCAGTTGCTCCATTGGCGCTGTTCTGCAAAATAACATTAGCACAACGGAGGAAAAAATGACACTTAACGCTCACGAAGCCTTTTGCCTGAATACAGCAACCAGCTTTAGCGCGGTTCGCGGACGCGGAGCCAATCGTACCCGCGAAGATTTTAAGAGCCTTGAAGCCGCTCAAGCGTATGCCACGACTTTTGGCGACAAGCGCACAATGGTGTATGCGGTGAATGACATGGGAAACAACGCTCATATTGGTAACTTCTAAGGACATGCTGGCCCCGTAACATTCCAGAACAAAACAAGCCCGGCCCCGCGCCGGGTTTTGCATATCCGCCACGCCTTGGCGTCATAATGCGGACAGCTTGGGAAGGGCGGCTTTTCCTTTAGCGCCTTAGAGAACGGCATTCCTGCCTTGTAGATCGTCGCGCCAGCAACCTCGCTGGCTGATAAAGCTCTGCCAACCTCGACAACGTGCCGCCGTGCATTCGGCCATGCCATTGCAAGACTTCGCGCTAAAACGCCCGATCCGCTGGCGCACCATACCTCGTCAGGCTCAAGCCCTGTGGCCTTTGCCGCTGCTGCGATTGTTTCGATTGCCTCCGGCATATTGACGCCGAAGGGAGCCAGCTTTGCCCCAGTGCGCTTGCAGTATTCTCTAGCACGCGCCTGTACAACGTTTAAATACCCGTGCGGCACCTGCATAACCTTTGCGCCGACCCGCTTTGCCTCAAGCGCCCTATTGTGGGGCTGCTTTCGCTTGGCGACAAATATAGTTGCCCGCTTTCCTAGCGCCGCCGCCGTGTGTGCTAGTGCCGTTTGCGCGCCACCCTCCGCAGGACTGGCATAAACCACCTCGTCAGAGTCATCAAACAACACTGGCAAAAATCGCGCCTTAGTCCCGCCGGGAAATAGATCGTCCCGAACAACAGCTATTCCATCGTGGTGCGTAACAATCGGCGGCGTCATAGTTCCTCGCCCAAGTCAGCGTTTTCTGCGTCAGGAATATGAACCTCAACAGGCCCGCAGGCTTCGGTTGCCTTCTTGCCGCTGCCCTTAACGAAAACAAGCACGTTCTGATGTGTTTTGCCCAGCTTGCGGGCCGATGCAAATTGACGTCCAGCCCTAATTGGCAAGCTGCCAACTGATGTGACAAGAATTGCCTCGTTGTAATAATGCAGGCCCGCCGCTTTGAATCCCTCAACGGTATCCCCGACAAAGTTGTAATAATTCCCTTTTTTGTCCCGCACGTCACCGACAACAAAGCAGGCAAAACGATCATCTTTCAACCTTCCGCAAGCCTTGGCGATGATCTCAAAATAGGCGGGCTTGAAGTCCTCATATTTCAACGTAGATAAGTCGTTCGGGTTGTCGCTGTAAACCTCAAGATCGGCATAGGGCGGGCAACTGAAAACAAAGTCCGCCTCTACGTCCGAGCATATCCGGTCGATGTTGCGGCTGTCGCCCACATGCCAGACTGGCGGCAGGTCCGCGCATAGTTCCTCGCCCTGCATCCGGTTTGCCGCTACCTGTTCCTCGCGCAGTTCCACGCCGATGTATTGCCGCCCCAAGCGGGACGCCACAACTCCACGCACCGACCCCCCCGCGAAAGGGTCAATGATGGTGCCGCCCTGCGGGCAGAACCAGCTATAGGCCAACTCGCAAAGTACGGGGTCAAAGATAGACGTGCCTGAACTGTAGCTGTCTGGTCCCTCATACCAGTCGCGTTGGAATTCCTCTGTGGTCAATGGGCGACCGGCTTTTTTTTCGGCTTCCTGCTTTTTGAAGTAATAGGCGGGGTCGTTTCCGCTGTCTGCCTTCATAAGCACGCCCTCTACATGCTGCTCGGCTTTACCCACCTTGCCCCCCCCTACGGCATGTTCGCCGCGCATTAGGTCTTGGCCGAATGTGGCCGCTTTACGCTTTGCCATTGCTGCCACCAATGTTTTTTAGTCCTGTCAGCCTATTCCCGTCTTTATCATAGCCCGCGACCATCGGAGACCCCCCCCGGCGCTGCATGATGCCCGTTCTCACCTCTGCCGAGTTCTGACCTAATCCCGAGCGCCAGCCACGCCCGCTTGCGCGACTGCCACCATCCCTCGCGGGCGTTCAGAACGGAAAACGGCGGGATTCCAAACTTATCAGCGAGGCTGGCGGTACTGCCCTCATTCTCGCCCTCTCCCGGCAAATCCTCATCAAACATTTCAAAGGCTTGCAATTCCTCATTGCCAAACCCTGTCAAAGACAGATCAAAGTCCAATTCTTTTAGTTCGCCAAATTCAACTGCGAGCATTTCATTATCCCAGCCCGCGTTTAGCGCCAGCTTGTTGTCTGCAATGACATAGGCTCGCTTCTGCGCTTCGGTCCAACCCTGCGCAATGATGCAAGGAACGTCTTCAAGGCCAAGGCGCTGCGCGGCCATGACGCGACCATGCCCAGCAATGATGCCGCCGTCAGGGTCAATCAGGACCGGCGTTGTGAAGCCCCATTCTTTGATGCTTGCCGCGATCTGCGCCACCTGTTCGTCGCTGTGCGTGCGGCTATTTCGTGCGTAAGGCGTCAGGCTTGATACCGGACGCCGTTCTGTTTTATCTGCGGGCCAGCCCGACATGATTACTCCTGTGTTCTAGGCCAGTCTCTCGGCCTGTGACCGTCAAGGTAGGCTTCTAGTAGCCTGACCCATCTGGTCGGTGGCGGTTGCGCTGTTGAGCGGTCAGGTGGCGACTCTACGCGCCGCACCATGCGATCAGTGGAGTCCAGCATATAAGCAAGCTGTGCCTGCGTCAGACCTAGCTTCTTGCGCGCGGCTTTGAGTTCATCGTGTGTCATGTGATCCTCTTGACTGGCATCATAGGGCCAGCGGGCCTCGCCCGCAAGCCCCTGCCTTTAGCCCTTAATGTATCTGGCGATGCGCTTGCCGCTTTCGGTCTCGACAATATCGGTGCGAATGGGGAAGCCACTGTCGCGCAAGTCTTTGATGCGAGCCGCCAGCCGGAAGCACCCGTAGAGTTGCAGCGCCTCCATTGGGGTGATGGTACGCCCACGGTCGAGATGGGCTTTAATTTGTCTTACCTGCGTTTCCATTATGCGACCTCCTCACCGAAGTAAGCTGCGATGCGCTGCTTTGTTTTGTGATACAGCAGATAGTCGCCCGTCTCCGCGCGCTGATCCTCGGTCAGCCTATAAGCCAGCTTGAACGCATCCACGCAATCCGTGAGGTCTGTCTTGTCCACATCGTCGCGGTAAATCGTGTACATCGTGGGAACGCGCGGGTGCCATGCCTCGCAGCCGAGAAACCATTCACCACCGCGCTTGTAGCGATGGAACGTGGCGACCCTGCGCCAGTTTGTTCCTACGCTGTCCGGCGGCGGGACTCTGACGCCCCAGCCGACCATGATCTTGACTGCCGCGACATACTCGCCGTCCTTGCCTGTCGGCTCCGTGTAGGAGCCGATGCCATCGCTGCGGAAGCTTGTCGGGATAACCTTGAAAAACAGTTTCATATTAGCGCCCTCCCATCTGGC